AAAATACTCTATTATCATTTTTATAATATGTTCGGCTTTGATTTTATTGTTGAACCATTTTACCAAAAAGAAATGGGGTCGAATTTTGGGACGTAGGCCAACTCGTGAGGAGTTAGTCATAATAATAGACCTAGAGTCAATTAAGTATCCGCAAGATGAAATAGTCGAAATTTTAAAAAAATTCAATGCTAATTTAATTGATAAAAAAACGATATCGGAGCTTATAAAGAATAAGAGACGAGAACTAAAACAGAAAATAGTAGACGAAGTAGCTACAAAAAATAAAGCAAGAGAACTAAAATTTAAAGCAAAACAGCAAGAATTTCAAAATAAGCTAAGAGAGATTGAGGCCCAAAAGCAGGCGCTAAAAAATCAAAACTACGATATATCCGTCGTGCCGACAGATGAAGTTACGGAAGCCGAAATCATACAAGAGTATCCGGATGAAACGCCGGTTGAAATTATAGATTTTTACGAGAGACGAGAATTCGATGCTATGCGTTTTGCTCTACAAAAAATAGCCTACGAGATGGTTGGAGATAAACACTCTCAACAAGAAAAAGATAAATTTAAAAAGATTATGACATATTTTGCATACAAAGACCCGCTCTATAATGATTGTATAAAAAAAATAATCGGTATAGTGGCCAAAAACGAGGGCATGCTTCAAACGCAAATTTACCAGTATTTTAAAGAATATGACACGGAAATAATGAGATACGTGCTTTATTTTGGTGGCGAATTAGGCGATATTCGCAGAGTCAAAAGCGGTCGTAGCTATAAATTATATACAAGTATTTAAAATAGTCATTATTTAAAACTATCTTCCACAAATTTTATAACGACCTTTTTAACGACGTCTTTTGCCCTGTCCGGCAAATTGCCGCTCCTATCGACCGGCAAAAACGGCCTTGCGGGTATCTTGACGTTTTTACTTCGTCCCGCCTTATTGGTGCCGAATTGATGAACTAGCCCATAAGCAAAGCCGTTTTTATTCGTATTATTAGATACCGTGGCTTTTTTATCGTCTGCTTTAACTATCCATTTATCCGCCAAATTTCCGTCCGATCTTAGAATGTTAGATGACTTTCCTAATTTTTGTTTTTGCCTAATCGTACTAGGTTTCAAGGCTTGCCATTTTTGCCCGAACGGACTGCTCTCGTTCTCAAAACTGGCTTCTATTTCGTTTTGTAAGATATTGCCTAGCGTTTGCATTAGCGGCTTGGTTTTTTTCTCGATATTTTGCAGAGATTTTAGCTTCGTTTGCAGCTCTTCTAGGCCTTTAACTTCTATCATTTGCCTTTATTCCTTGAAAGTGGTATAATGAACGATAATCAGATGATTGATGATCGCAACGTAGTAGTCGATAGGTGCTCGCCTCGCGAGATCGGACCTGTATTGCGGGTGCAACTCCCGCCGTCATCTGATTTTAATAAATTGCGCTTCTTTCTTATTCGTCTTATCTACTTTGCTTGCCGTCGCCATATAATTGGTAAGCCCGAATTTCTTCAGTTTGTAGTTTAGGTCTATGACGATCTTGTTTATCTTGCTCGCATCTTTTTCGTCCTCAAACCAAAATACGATGTTTTTATTCACGGTATCTACGCTTACGGGAGTTTTATCGTCGGCTAAAGTTTTTACTATCTTTTTTATCTCTTCTATTCGCAAATCTTGCCCGTATTGCCCCTTGCGCTCAGGTCTGATGTGGAGTATGCCGTGTTTGTCCCCTGCTATATGCTCAGTTTCTATTTTGACGCCTAGCAGTTTTTCGCTCTTTTTTATAACGTCTTTACCTAGTTTTCCGAGCGCAAAGGCGACTATCGGAGCTTTTAAATTATTCTTTACCAAAAGCTCGTCTACTGCGTCGTCTAAGCTTTTTTGCCAAACGTAAACGTCTCGCTTGTGCTCGAAGCTATCTAGGGATTGTTTTAAATTTTTCTTTGCAAGACTTGAAGTAACGGCATCCAAAACCTTATCTTGCTTGTCTTTTAAAATTTCATCCGTTTTGTCGACCTTGCCCGGATTGTATTTGAAGTCTTTTTCTGCAGCCTGGGGCAAAAAAGAGCCGTCCGCAAGCGGTACGATACCTCTAGCTACGCATTCGGCCTCTGTAAGCACCTGCACCTTGCAGCGGCACCCCCAGCCGTTCGGCGGATAATTGGTATCCCAAAATTTATCCGTCTTGGGCAGTGTCTTGCCGTGAAGCTTCCTGTGGGCTTCTCTGGTCCTGCCGTCTAGCACGGCGGTATAGCGGAAGTATTCGCCTAGGCTTTGCATCTGGCTTTCATACCTAGCCTTGGCGTAGGCCGTTCTCATGTTGGTATTAAATATAGTCCTTAGCCGCCTATTGCCTACGTAAATTTCTTTTTCTTCGCCGGTCTTTGGGTCTTTTACCTTGATATTTCCTAGCCAGCCTTTCTTTGCAAGCATAGGCTTTACGCTCTTTTTCCACTCGTCAAACCCGACGCCCTCTTTAAAGGCTTTGGCGAGCGAAGCCTGCGTATCCTTTAAAAGATCTAAATTCATCATCTTTGCGACGGTAAAAGCCTTTTTATGGGCGTCGTGCATGATCTCGTCGTAATCGAAACGGATCTCCGGCTTTTTGCTCTTTAAATATTCATAAACCGCCGTAGGCTCCTCGAAAAAACTAAATTTCATCTAGATATCCCAACATCTGAGCATTGGCTACGGCTTTAAACATCAAGGGTTCAAGCTTTTCAAAGGGTAGATCGTAAAGCTCGTAAAGCTTATCGAAAGCCTCTTCGTAAGTCTCGCTGCTTGCGATTAGTTTGTTTAAGGCGTTTTGTATTTCATCGTCGCCTACGTCCAGCTCCTCGGTCGCTTTATCGAATTTATCCAAAGCCTTTAAAGAGCCTTTTAAGGCTGCTAAATTCGCTTTATTAGCTTTTAAATTTTTCTCTTGCGCTCCGGCATTTTCGTCGATCTCGATATTGTAAGTCGAGGTTATATATTTTTTGGTCGGGGCAAAGCCCATATCGTATAGCGTCTTGTCTCTTGCGGCGCGCTCGGTATTAGGAGCGTCTTCGTCGAATAGTTTGGCGTAAAGCTCGCCGTTATAGCCGTTTATATCCTTAAAAAAGCTTATGGCCTTGTTCATGACAAAGACTAAAATTTTGCCGTCGTTTGCGGCCAGATCCTCTCTAATCTCGTTATGCGTCTTCGCTGCGGCATAGCTTCCCTCTTTTACGTCGCTAGTCAAATTTGCGCCTAAAATAGCCTTGCTGATTTGATTGTCGAGGTATGCGGGAAGCCTAGTAAAATCTACGTTTGAGGTGGGCTGCACGAGGGTGATCTCCTCGTCCGTGTCTATGACCGCGCTATCGCCGCTAAGCATAGCTTGCACTTCCGCAGCCATTTCGTCGGGCTCGTAGCTAGTTTTTGCTATCGCCCAGGGCGATCCGAATTTTTCTAAAAACCTAAACCAAAACTTTAAACTGGCGTTTTTCATCTTGACGGGGAAATACAGCTTTTTTAGTAGCCCGTCTCCGTATACTTTTCTAAAATTCGCCCTGTTTAATGCATATATAACTTTTAAAGGCGGAATACTCTGCTCGCTTCCGCCGGCATTAAACACGAACTCGCTCGCGTCGTTAAATTTAAATTGCCTAAAATCGCGCTGTACGAGTCTTGGGTACACAAGACCTTCTTTTTCTTTGTAGTTGATCTCAAATACGTTTAGTCCGTAAAGATAGGTCTCTAAAATTTGACTGACGACGTCGGGGTTAAAAATTTTTTTAAATTCGTCCTTAATTTTTTCATCGTCGCAAACGATTTGGATCTCTTTTTTCTCGGTCACGGACTTGCGGCTCACGTCGCACTGCGTAACGGTAAGATCGGCTAGTATCATATCCATATCGTCGTCGCCAATGTTGGAAACTCCCGTATTTATCAGCAGATCTATCAGGGTACCGTTTTGGGCAATAACGGCGCTCTTGCGCTTTACGATAGGCGTCTGAATTCTATCGTTTCTGTTCGGTTTTATGTATTTAAAATTCAGTCTTTTCTTGTTCATCTAGTGCGCCTTTTTACTTTCTTTTTTAGTTTCGTTAGGTCGTATGCGCCCGCCAAGCTGTCGGGCGCGTCGTCGTGCTTGGCTTCGGGATACTCCGTAAGCTGTTCTATAAGCAGGCTTTGGCTTTGATGAAAGAGTATTTCGCCGTCTTCTATAGGCACCTCAAGCTCCTCTATTCTTTGCCCTTTGCTTGCGGTATTATTCACGCCTTTTAAAGGTAGTTTAACGCCTATCTCAAAGGCCTTTTCTCTGATCCAACCTCTAAAAAACTCCTGCCCCCCGTTGCTCTCTATCGCGCAAACGCGGCATTTGTAGAGCTGATTAAGCCTAATGATCTCTTTGATGGTCTTTTTGGTCTTCATGACCTCTACTATGCTCTCTGCTACGTAGATCTTGGCTTCCGCCCTGCTTACTCCTAGCACCGTTATGGCCGTATAATCGCTCTTTTTCTTTTCGCCTGCGGGGTCGATATACATCACGAAGTAATCGCACCTCGGAAGCTCGCGGTAAAAATGCATACTCTCTTTGGTGAAAATTTGAGTCTCGCTACGCGGATCGTTTTGCTGCTCTTTGTTGAAGCTTTTTAGGTTTTCGGCGCGCTTTTGCATGAGTTTTAAAATCGGTAGCGCATCCTCCCAAAGCACCCGCGCCCCGTCGTCCATAAGGGCTTTGTTTTTTAGATAAAACGTTTCGCTAGCCTCTTTCGAGACGTTTTTGTAAAGCTCGCTCCATCTCTCCCATAAATCCATACGCTTTGGGAAATTTATAATGCTTTGGTACTTTTTGGCGTTCCAAAATTTAAGCTTGAGCTTTCTAGCCAGCACGCTATCGGCGTGAAGTACGGTGCCGATATAAAGCACGTCTAGGCTACCGTCTACGCTGCCTAAATTTAAAACCGCTTCGTCTAGCCACTCCTCAAGCTTATCGCGCTGTTCTTTGCTACGTACGTTGGTATCGTTTTCTAGGTCGTCTAGGACTACTAGATCGGGGCGATAAACGCCGAATTTTACGCCGCGCAGTCTTTTACCAGAGCCAAACGCCTTAAGCTTGACTCCGTTTTTGGATACGAACTCGCCTATCTTCCAATTTTTGCTTGCGCCGCAAACGTGCGGGAAGTCCATTTTTAAATTTGCGTTGTCCTCAAGCTCGGCTTTGATGGCTTCAAGACACCCCTCAACGAGCTCCACGGCGTCCGAAATTTCGACGATGAAGCGCTTCTTGCTAAAACAAATACACCAAAGCGGAAAGAGTTGGCTGCAATACGTAGTCTTTGCGTGTCCGCGCGGCGCGGCGCGGGCGTATTTGTCTCCGCTTGCGTTTTGCGTCATAGCTTCAAAAATCTGCGCTAGATCTTCGTGAAGCGCGCAAAAGCTGCTAATGCTAAAATAGTGCGGGAAATAAGTCCTTGCAAAAAACATAAAATCGCGCTCGGCGCGTTTTACTCTTGCGGCCCTATCTTTCGGGGATAGAGGACTATTTAGATGTATTTGCTCTTTTAGCTCGCCGCTTAGCTCCTCTAGCCAGCCGTAAAAGTCTTTGCGCGTGAGCTTGCTAAGCTCGGGCTCTACGGCGCCGGCTTGCTTGTGCGTTTCTCTGCTGTCTTCTAGGAAGCTATCTAGCTCATCTCTTGAAAAAAGCATGCATCATCCTAAACGTCAAGCTCTTCGATGGCTTTGACGAATTTCTCGCTCTCGATGAGCTCGACGAGTTTTTTGATACACTCTTTGTTCTCGTCGTCTTTAAATTTATCGACTACTAGCATAATGACCTTTTTAGCGATGCTTAGGCGGTATGCCGCTGGATTTTCGTAGTTTGCTACCTTGGTCATCTTGACGAAGCTATCGCCTATTTTTGAAAGCGCTTCGGCCTTTTTGCCCGCGGGCAGTTCGCTCTCTCTGATATCTTTGACCGCCAGGCGCATCTCTTCGATGAAGTTTTGATAGATGTTTTGCTTATCTTCGCCGCTTTTATTTAGATAGCTTGCGGCTTTTAGTTCGTCCCAGTCGCCGTTTTGAGATTTGTAGTTTTTTATGGTTTTTACGGTTTTGTTTAAAATTTCGGCTATACGTTCTAAACTAAAGCCTTTTAAGTAAAGTTCTTTAGCGAGTTCTTTGATATTCGGTTTTTCAGCCATTTAAATCCTTTAAGTCCATTTTTTTCTCGCTGTGCCTAAACGCTCTTATGCCGAGCTTGGGCGCGCTGTCGTCTTCTAACGTAACGGGAAGCTTTTTGTTAGCCATTTTTAAAAGTAAAGCGTCTAGCTTTGCTATTTGTTCGTTTAGCGCCTCTTTGGGAAAGTTGTTGCGCTTTTTGAGCTCGATAATAGTCAAATTTACGCCGATGTCTTTTAATAGCGGCGTAGGGTTTTGCGGAAGCTTGATAAAAGAAGAGATATAAGCCAAGGCATCGTTTACGCTATCGTCTATGACGCCTTGATTAACGGCGCCGCTTCCTTCAAAGTCGCTGAGCTCTTGCAACTCTCTAGTAGAAACTTCTTTTAGTAGATCCTCGTTTGTTAAAACCATTATTTTGTCTCCAAATATTTTAAACCTTTTGACCGTATTCGTTATTAGCTTTTAGCGAGCGTTAAAAGCGCGTTAAAACGTTTAAAATATTTTTCTCGTAGTTTTAGTCGTTTTTGATTTAAAAGGGCGTGAAGCCCTTTTAAATTGATTTATTACATTTTTAACTCGATGATCGCGTCAAGCCTATTGCAGATCGGAAGCGGTCTGCTTTCGCTAACAATGCCCCAACCCATACCTTTGTCGAGCACCTCGGGAGCTGCAGCGAAGAATTTCGTCGGAGCCTTTCCGATGGCGGACGTATGGTTTGCTCTCGTATAAACTACCTCAAAGATGTCGTCCATCAAAGGCACTACTACGCCTTTTTTGCCGCTCATGTAGCTCGTATCTTTGCCTTTCGTGTTTTTGTACGAGGCATCGTAAGGCATAAAGGTCTTGCCGAAAAGTTTAAGGGTTAAAACGCCGTTACTGTCAATGACTCTGCAGGATTCTAGCTTTAGAAGTTCTTGGGCTTGGGCTAGTTTAAGCAGCTCGCCAAAAAGCTCTCTAGTTACTAGCGCGATATACGGCTTTGCAACGCCTAACACCTCTATTTGCGCAGCCTCGATATTGCTTAATAAATCCAATAACTTAGTCGCATTCGTGATAGTTATCTCTTTTCTATTTGCGCTAAGCTCAAACAGCACCTTTCCTTTGCCGTCCATTACCTTACCGAAAATAGCGCCTATGGCCATATACTCTACGGTGTTGGTGATCTTGCTCTTTTGGCTAGCTAGTTTTTTGCCGATAGCCGCAGACAATGATTTAAGTTGCTCGCTTTGGGTATTGAGCGTTCTTAGTAAATTCATCTCGCTAGCCGGGAGCGGATCATACTGCGGGAAGCGAGGAAGCGGTACGGAGATAATAGTTTGGTCGGGATTTTTCGTCACCAAGTGCTCTCCGTTTTCGCTAACGCTTTCAAGGATTATGCCCGCGCCTTTTTCGATGATAATGTTATGGGTGTTGGAAAGCGTCGGAGTCCATTTTTTGAAAAACGTATCCGTTATAAAACTTTGATCGGCCTTAGTCTGATTTATGATCTCAGTCATAGCCTCGACCGTAAATTTTTTTAAAAGTTCATCCATTTTTATCTCCTTATCTCACTATAATTTTTTGTTTGAACAGTGCGGTTTTTAGCTCCGCGGCGACGCCTTCCAGCATTACTTCGCCAAGCACCAGCACGTCTGCGTCCCCTGTGGCCTCTACGTTGTCGCAAAGTACCCCGAATA